CGAGATTAAAATTTCCATTTCCAAATACGCTCTATTTTATAATCGTCTTTATTGTAATTAACAACTTTCCATCCATCGGGAACTTTACTTACTATATTTTCTTGATATTGTTCCGGTGTTAACATGTCTTTGAATTCATTTGGTATATAACGTTCTTTTAATTCTATGTTTTTCTCAAAACGTCCCAATGTTTTCAATTTACATGGTAATGTTTTTGTTTGACGAAAATATCCATATGGGCATGGTTCTATTTCTGTCATAAGTATTGTTTTTATATAGTATAAATAGACATAAAAACATACAACTTTTTACATGACACATATTTTTGTCTTCAATAAACAATCATGTATTTTATTAATCATCTGTATCTTTTCTAAATTGTATGAACGTATGTTTGATAAACAATCATCAAGCGACATCCATTTCATATTACTAACTTCACTGGTTTGAAACCCTATTGTATTGCAATTATTTTTCATATAAACTAAAAAATATTTATGTTTATACGATTTATAATTAGAACCTGTAAACAATTCAAAAATAGGCATGACATTTTGGATGTTTTGGAGTTGTGATGACGAATAACCGGTTTCTTCGCAAAATTCACGAGCAGCACAGTCATAATCCTTTTCATGTAAGTTACGACGCCCTTTTGGAAACCCCCATTCAGGACAATCCCATTTACTTGTGGATTCATTGATTAACATACTTAAATCATAAACATCGTTATTTGTGTTTACTCCCTCTTTTAGCATGTTAAATTTTTCAATGGAATTATTATATTCTTGTTTATATTGGTATTTATCTTCATTCCATATATTTTTCCACAATGTATTGAAATCTTGGGTTATTATGTCTTGCTTTTCTTTCACTGTCATCTGATTTATCATATTCATTATATATATTTTGTTGTTAATACTATATTTCCCGCGTATAAAATCCATATATCCTAACGTTTCTTTACGACAGATCATAAGAAATTCATATTTATCATTTTTTTTTCTAAAAGCAATCATTCCAATACTTGTTATTGGCATTTTACATTGATTTAGTATATGACCTGATCTACCACAATTATTACAATATTGAACTTCCATTAATATATTTTTCGTGTATATATCTATATAGTTTTCGTTTTAAAATTTATAGATGAAATACTATGAACCAGAAATATGGGGACCATGTTATTGGAGCTTTTTACATCATGTTGCTGAAACATATCCTAAACATCCAAATGATACTATGAAACGCAAATATTACGATTTAATAATGAATTTACCTCTGTATATTCCTAATGAAGCCATGAGTAATAATTTTAGTCATTTATTAGACAAATATCCTGTTTCTCCATATTTAACAAATCGCGATTCTTTTAAAAGATGGATTTACTTTATACATAATAAAATCAACTTACAAACCGGAAAACGGCAAATTTCGTATGAAGAATCGCAGGATTTGTTTTATGCTCAATATAAGCCTAAGCAAATAAAACTAAGCGAAAAATTCCATATAAAACAGCATTACATACAAGGGTTCTTCACAATAGGAGTTATTGTTTATGCGATTTATCTCCATAATAAAAAATTATAAACATACAATATATATGCGATTTGAAATTATTGTTTTCATTATAACAGGACTTGTTATTGGTAATATTTATACAGATGGCAAATATCTGAAATTGGCAGTGACATGGAAAAAATATTATCAAATGATTGGTGTTGGATTAGCAGGAATTGCTTTATGTTGGGTTTTGAGAAAAAGTCCAGATAGAGCGAGAACAATAATTGAATCATCTAATGAGTATTTAAAATATTTACCTGTTGATAAAGATACGACCAGTTTTATACATCCTATTATTGATATGACAAAAAATCAATATTATAGTAATAACCCGCAATCTATAACAAAACCTTTGGAAAATCAAAAAGCTCAACAACGAGTCATGAATTCTGGAGTAAATTCTACAAAGCGTTCTGTTAGTGAAACGAAAAAGAAATTTGTGGCTTCACGGCAAAATTGGTGCTGTGGTGATTGTAAAAAACAGTTACCGGCATGGTTTGAAGTTGATCATACAGTTCGTTTAGAACATGGAGGTAGTAATCATATTGACAACTTGGTTGCATTATGTAGAGACTGTCATGGTAAAAAAACCGCAATGGAGAATTTATAAACAGAATTATTGACTAAATATAATAAGATTATTGTTATTATATTTTAAAGTTAGTTACACGCAAGAAACTTAAAGCTTCTTGTTGCTTCTCTTACGACAGAAAGACTTTCTCTTGCTAGTTCCTTTGGACATCTTGCATCCCTTGGTGTTTCCACATGGGACACGTTCCTTACCACGACAATTTGAGGTGGATACACGTGCTCTGTACTTCTTGGTAGCGGATTGTCTCTTGCGAGTTGCAGCTCTTGTAGTGGCCATTATATATATGCCATAGATTTTATTTCTAAACTAATTGATTTCTAAACTAATTGATTTCTAAACTAATTGATTTCTAAACTAATTGATTTCTAAACTAATTGATTTCTAAACTAATATGAAGATTTCAGTATGTTATATCAAGCATAAATATTAGATTTTCCTAAATGTATAAAAATGCCACAATCACTAAATTAAGATGATTCTAAAATCAAAATATTTAATATTAATAATATATATATGTCAACCCAAACCCCAAAATTTAATTTAGAAACCGAAATAAAAGACAATGTAATAACATATGTCATTTATGGATGTATTCTAATAACAATAATAATGTCAGGACTCTTTTTAAGTGATATTAAAAAAAGTGGAGACAGTATAAATTTCCTAAATGGTTTAATTGTCATCACGCCGTTTATTCTAACATTTGTTGCTATGTTTCTATTAAGAAAAAATAACAATATGTTTTATTACATAAGTGCTGGAGTGCTCATAATTAGTGTTTTATTTGCTTCTTTCTATGTATATATTAATACTTTGAGCGCTGGATATCAAAACATATTTAACGGTAGTTTCGTTTTCTTATTTGTTATTTCAGTATTAATTGCTCTAGCAATGTTTTATAATGTTTTTGTTGATCGCATACGTCGTATTGATAATCAAAGTGGTTGGATTGCGAATTTCATATTTTTTATTCCATGTTTATTGAGTGATTTCATTGAATATATTCGCAAAGAATTTAAACTTACACCAAGCACTGTATATATATTACTATTCTTAGAAGCCGCAATATTAGCTGTATATTATTACTTACCGCCTCTTTTTCAATTACATCTTAAATCTAATGGTAAGACTCTATTACACGATTCTACTTTTTTTAAAGATCCTAACATTTTAGCACATTATAGTGAATTACCTAAAATAAATAAAAATTTTAACCCAAACATTATGCAAAATTATGCGATTAGTATGTGGATATATGTAAATCCTAATAATTCTTCATCAAGGAATAAACAAATTTTTTCTTACGGTAGTGACGAGGTTAAACCTAAAATCAATTATGCAACGAGTGATAATGGAATAGATGATTCTTATAAACGTTCTAAGAAAGAGAAAATACAAATGATTCTTTATGGAAATGAAGATAATACTGATAATAATAATATTGTTTATGCTCATGTAGATGGACAAAAATGGAATAACCTTGTTTTCAATTATTACAAACAAAATGTGGATGTTTATATTAATGGTAAAATGGAATATAGCATTGACTACCCTACAAACAGTGTTAAATTCAATAACCAAGACAAAATTGAGGTCGGCGTTGAGGTAGATGATAAAGGATTTAATGAATATTACTTAAATGGTGCAATATGTAATGTGGTTTACTTCATAAAACCTTTAACACGATCTCAAATTGCCACACAATATAATCTACTTTTTATGAAAAACCCACCTGTTAATAATATACTATAAATATTGGCAAAAATATGTTTTATCAATATATATATGAACACAACAGTTATTGTTTTAGGTGTACTTTTGATTTTAGTCGTTGTTTACATGATATTTCAAGATTACTTTACAGGCACAACTTCATTAAATGAACAGACAAATTTGAAAGATGGCGTTTCTCCTATTTCTGGTAATAACTTGGGAAGTCCTGAGGCAAAAAATGTCACATATAGTGTATGGGCATATGTTGAGGACGCTGTGAGTGCTACAACTAATCTAATCTTCTCAAGAGATAAAGACTTACATGTTGGATTTAAGAGTGGTACTTTTATTGTACATGTTGGTGGTGATAATAGTGGTAATAGTTTTGATGATGGACAAACAATTGATGTCACACATAATTTCCCACTTCAAAAATGGGTGCATATTTTGGTAACAACAGAAGCTTCTACAAATGGTAGAATTGTAGATATATATTTAGATGGTAAAATGGTGAAATCAGTAAATATTACATATGATGATGGTAGTTATTATAAACCTACTAGTGTAGATAAAATTAGTTTTGATACTTTTCAATGTTATATTAGTAAATTTGAGCGTATACCAAAAACATTTGATCCAAAGACGGCATACGATAAATATAAACAAGGAAATGGTGGTTCAAATTTAGGCAATGTCCTAGGAAACTTTGGATTGAAATTTGCGGTTACAAAAGATGAAGTTGAGACAACCGCATTCCAATTATTTTAAATATTCACAGTTAAATCCTTTAATCTCATCAAACCATTATGTCAAAATATAATTATAACATAGTATTTTATAATTATAAAGTATATACATGGATTATAATAAACCAATCGGTCAACAATTAAGTTCATCATATAATTTGACAAACGCCCAAGAAGGAATAAAAAATTTTTCCAGTGGTTTACGCGAGAATATTAACAGTAGTGTGAAGGATTTTGGTTCAAAGGATGTTTCCACATTAGGTAGTGAATTCATGTCTTCTAATACTATTGTAGCCAAATTCGTTTTTTTGATATTGGTTCTTATTGTATTTATGATTTTATTCAATTTAGGTATTTATATTATTACTTGGTTCTCGGTTCCTTCCAAGGATCCTTATGTAGTGAAAGGACTTATTAATGGTAATTCATTCAAAGTAATACCACAAGACCCAAAAGAAAGTAATGCCGTACCTATTCATAGGTCTAATAATGAGAACAAAGGTATTGAATTTACATGGTCTGTTTGGCTAAGACGTAATCAAACAAAAGAAATTAATACACATAAGTCTTATCAACATATTTTTACAAAAGGTGCAGGCGATGCCATTGAAGACGCATCGTCATCAACAGTAACTACTACACACCAAGGTAGAACTGATATGGGTAATGGTCCTGGTGTTTACTTTTTTAATGATATTTCTGGTAATATTAATGATAATATTTATGTAGACAAACGCGAATATAACAAAATTCGCATATTTATGGACTTAGAAACAACAACAGCTGATAGTTATAATGACGTGGGCGGTAATTCTGTTTTAATACCAACAACAAGTACAATTGAGATTGAAGATTTGCCAATTGGTAAATGGTTTCATTTAGCTATTCGTGTTGAAAATAAAATTATGGATATATATGTAAATGGCACATTATCAAAGCG